GGTACCAGTAGAACTAAGAAGAAATCTACTGTGACTAAGAAAGCCTTTGCTTTTATGAAAGCGGGTTTTAAGAAGAAGAAAAAACGTGGCAGTAAGAAGAAGAACTAAAACAAAAGTAAAGGGTAGTAGAAAAGACCCCCGAATTAAGAGAGCGAGAGTTGCAGGGTTTAATAAGCCTAAGAGGACTCCCGGTCATAAGACTAAATCACACATCGTTGTGGCTAAAGTCGGAACAAAAATTAAAACTATACGCTTTGGACAGAAGGGTGCTAGTACTGCAGGGAAACCTAAAGCAGGCGAGTCAGCCCGAATGAAAGCAAAGAGAAGAAGTTTTAAAGCACGTCACGCCAAGAATATTGCGCGTGGTAAAATGTCAGCCGCTTATTGGGCAGACAAAGTAAAATGGTAGAATACCAAGAAATAGGAGAAAACACAAAATGTTAGCATTTTCACCAGGGCAAGCGGTATCTCCGCTACCCACAACACTTGAAACCGCAGTTACTTTAGGAAACAGACTTAATTATATCAGACTCACAAACGAATCTGCTACAGTTCAGACTGTGTACTACTGTACATCTGCGGACACACCGCTAGTTATTGGATCCGTCCGATTACAACCAGCGGAAAGTATGATTTTATGGAAACGAAGACAGTACCATAAAGTATACGCGAGTAGCGCCGAAGTCTTTGGGACTGGCGGAATGGCAAGACCAGTAGGTCTTGGCAAGTAACTATCGCAAAAGAGAGGGGCAACCTTCTGGGAGATAAAGAATGTTTGAATTGATTAAATTCGTATGGGGGCTAATTCAAGTCTTGCCAATACTTATCACACTATGTTCAGCCGTCGTAATGATGACTGATACACCAGCTGATGATAAACTATGGGCTAAGGTATATAAATGGATTGACCGCTTCGCATTAAACATTGGTAAAGCTAAAGATAGAAATCCTCTTCTTGACTAACGTAAGGAGTCTGTTATGCAGACAGCTGAACAAAAGAAACTAGAAGAAAAATTATCTTTACCAACTATGATATTCGCTATTGAGAGGGCTACTGCGATACTCATTTTTAAGCAACGTGAAAAGTTGCATCGCCTTCTTACAGTAAAAGAGTTGTCAGCACTACCTCGTGGCGAATGCCGAGAGGTTCTGCTCCAACAAGTTATAGGGAGAAAACTATGAAAAAACTATTAGCAACATTACTACTATTACCATCATTTGCTTTTGCAGACTGGTCTGGTAATATGGGTATGTATAGTGATTACTTATTTAGAGGCGAAAGCCAAACAATGGGTCAAAGATCACTACAAGGTTGGGTAATGGCAGAGAAGAACGGAGCGTACGGCGGAATGTGGGTTGGACAAGTAGATGGCATCATGGATGCTAACTATGAGTATGACTTATTCGGCGGTTACAAACTTGATCTTACCGATAAGTTATATTTAGATATGGGTCTAATCCAGTATAGATATGACGACAAAATGGTTGATAAAATTGAAGAGTGGTATGTAAAGGGTGGAAACTCTTGGTTACAACTTGCACATTGGACCAACATGGATGACAAAGAAAACAACTATACAGAAGTAACAGTCATGTTACCACTAGTTAGTTGGGCAGACGTAGATTTACGTCATGGTATTAGAGCAGATGACTCAACATACCAACAGCTTACTATCAAAAAAGTTATGGATTCTGGTTGGGTTTTAGGAATGGAAGTTCTTGATACCGCAACTGACGGAGAATTCACAGATAGTGCAGCGTTTTTTGTATCAAAAAACTTTTAATCATCACTAATGGCAATTCAACAAACATTGAAGGGCTGGAAAATTAAAAATACTCCTGGAACTTCTAAAACTAAGAAAGCAGCGAAGCAAAGACTACGTGCTATCAAGTGGAAGAAGAAAGGGAAAGGTCGCGAATAAGCGATTTAGGAGAAACACATGTCATTAAGACTATTAGGAGCACAGGCAGCCTGTGTCACATCAGGGGGATCAACCTTTGAAAATGCACCAGAAGTTAGACTATTTAACCCAAGTGCAGCCGAAGTATTAGTAACAGTTACTAACGCAGCAGGAGCATCTATTGGAACTTTTTCATTAGAAGCAGGGGCAGTAGAAGTAATATCTAAGTATCCAGATGACAAAGTACTTGCCGCATCAGTGGTAGTACTCGGTACACCTGTTACAACTAGACGATAACAATAAACGGAGAAGATATGAAAGCAGTGGACGGAAGGACACTATGGTTACAAGAAAGCTTAGTTAATGCAAGCGCCTTTACAGGGGCTATTAACAGAGTTGAAACCAAAAGAGAACTGTCTCGTAAAGAGTCGGACATGAAAAATGTAGCTCTTGCTTTCATGTACCTCTATAACATAATAGAGGACAAAGGTCTGTTAGACGACGTAGAATCCTTTTTTCAAGAAGAAACGATTCACTAATGACCCTAGAAATATCAAGAACAGACATCCAGGCTGATGAACTAATGGAATATCAGTCAGAGAACAGATTTATAAAACTCCCAATAGAAGGCTACATGGAACTTCTAGGTATAGAACCTAATTCCACTCAGAAAGCCATCATCAATTCAATTAACAACCCGAAGTATCGTTTTGTTACTGCAGCAGTTTCACGTAGACAAGGTAAAACATATATAGCAAATGTAATCGCTCAGCTACTATGTCTTGTCCCAGGCACCAATGTCTTATTGATGTCGCCTAACTACTCTTTATCCCAAATATCATTCGATCTTCAGAGAACCCTAATCAAACACTTTGACTTAGAAGTAATAAAAGATAATGCAAAAGATAAAGTTATTGAACTTTCAAACAATAGTACGATCCGTATGGGATCGGTTAATCAAGTGGATTCGGTCGTTGGTAGATCCTACGATCTTATCATCTTCGATGAGGCAGCGTTAGTAGACGGCAGAGATGCATTCAACGTCGCACTAAGACCTACACTAGATAAAGAGAACTCTAAAGCCATATTCATATCTACTCCTAGGGGTAGAAATAACTGGTTTGCAGAGTTTTGGCACAGAGGCTACTCAGGAGACTTCCCAGAGTGGGCAAGTGTCAGAGCCACCTATCATGAGAACCCCCGTATCTCCGATACTGATATATCAGAAGCAAGAAAAACTATGTCTGAATCAGAATTTAATCAAGAGTATATGGCTGACTTCAATGTATTTGAAGGTCAGATATGGGGCTTTAATATGGAGAAATGTCAACAAGATTTAGCAGAGCTAGACTTAACAGGCATGGACATATTCGCAGGAATGGACGTGGGTTACAAAGACCCTACAGCTTTCTGTGTGATAGCATTTGACTGGGATTCAAGAAAATATTATTTACTAGACGAGTACTTGAATGCCGAAAGAACTACAGAACAACATGCTGTAGAAATACAAAAACTAATACATAAGTACAATATAGATTATATTTATATAGATTCGGCAGCTCAGCAAACAAGGTTTGACCTTGCGCAAAACTACGATATCAGTACTATTAACGCGAAGAAGGCTGTGTTAGAAGGAATTGGTCATGTCGCAGCAATCTGTGATAATGATAACTTAATAGTTGATCAAAGATGTCACGAAAGTCTAAGTGCACTTGATCAATACCAGTGGGATCCCAATCCCAACCTTCTAAGAGAGAAGCCAAAACACAACTATGCTTCTCATATGTCCGATGCACTGCGGTACGCGATGTACTCATTCGAGACAAATGTCACTAGCTTCTAGTTACCACCGCACAAAAATAGTTCTTGACAACAACCCCAAAGTCTAGTATAATTTAAGGAATGGAATAAGTTATGGAACTAAAAAGAGATCTAGTTAAGTATGTTCGGGACAAGGCTAAGTCCAAGTACGATAAAGGGACGGAATGTTTTATCTGTAAATCTACAGAGAATCTAGACTTTCATCATTTTCATGGTCTAACAGAGTTGTTAGAAATTTGGTTGAGAAAGAATAAGATTAAAATAACTGGAGAAGAGGATATATTAAATATTCGGGAACAGTTTATAGCCGAACACACTAAAGAAATTTACGACGCAGCTGTTACATTATGTCACGAACATCATATGAAACTACACTCCATCTATGGCAAACGCCCAAGAGTAGTAACAGCAACTAAACAAGAAAGATGGGTGGGAATACAGAGAG